ATATTATGTAAGGGGCCAGCAGGAAGCTCTAAGACTCTAACTGCGGTTTATTCTGCGCTTCAATTATTAAATAACTCTAAAGTATCAGATGTTATTTATATGCGTTCTGCTGTAGAAAGCTCTGATTCTCGTTTAGGCTTTCTTCCCGGAGATGCAGATGAAAAACTTCACTATTACAACTTACCGTTCATGGATAAGCTAGATGAACTATTAAGCGAAGAAACTGTAAAAAAACTGCAAAAAGAAAAAAGAGTATCTATCCATCCTGTAAACTTCGCTAGAGGTATGAGTTGGAACAGCAAAGCTATACTTCTCGACGAAGCTCAGAACAGTTCCTTTCGAGAGATAGTCACAGTTCTCACGAGGATAGGTAAATATTCGCGCTGTTTTATCATGGCAGACCCAATGCAGACTGATTTAAAAAACGGCAACAGAGGGGGATTTGAGAAGCTTTACGGAGCTTTTGACGATGAGGATAGCAAGTCTATGGGAATTCATACTTTCGAATTCGACGAAAGTGATATCGTAAGGTCTGAACTCACTAAGTTTATAGTGACGAAAGTCAATCAAATCCCTGCTTAGACCACCCAGCTTTTTTAATTATTTTAGCCAATCTAGGAGCGTACTTTCTTACATCTTTTTCTGGAATATCCCAGAAGAAGGCATGAGTCACTTCTTCTATTAAGACGCTCAAAGACCTGTTTTCCTTAAGAGTTGGGTCTATAAGAATTTTTGGATCTTTAACTAAAGGGTTGCAACAGAGGCCATCAGCATTATAGCTACGATGGGGTTTCCTCCATTTAATTTCATATTCCACACCTTCACAGTTGGAAAACTTTATATTTTCCATAATAATTCTTACACTTTTTTTTGTATATTTTAAAAAAAGTCGTAAAATATATAGTGTAAGTAATTTAATGAAGATATATTGTAGTCATTGTGGAGCCGGAGCTTCTTACTCTATGCAAAAGCCTAAATTTTGTGGAAGTTGCGGTAAGCCTTATATGGTCTCTACTGCGAAAACTGAATCTGTAAGCAAAATGATCCAGCAAGTAGAAGAAGATTACGATGAAGAAGATAACTTCGAGGTTGAGATTGATGCTCTCGAGTTTGACTTTAAAACTTTTGGATCAAACGTACACAAATTAGGAGATATAGTCGGTAGCGCTTCAGAAGATAATGTAGACGAATCTAGGGAGAGAGATGCGTCTTATTCAAAAAGAAACATAGAACAGGACTTCTTAAATGATGCTGGAAGCATAAAGAAGTCCTAGTATGCCGAGAAAAAAGAAGCTTAAGTTTGAAGATTGTATTGAGTCTATTGATACTGAAATAAGTAAAAGGAGAAGCAGGTGGAACTTAACTGCTTTATCATGGATGGACTTTGACGATGTTTCTCAAATAATTAGAATACATATTTTTAAAAAATGGCATTTATACGATCAGTCTAAATCTTTAGCTCCTTGGGTAAATACTCTGATTTCAAATCAGATAAAAAATTTAATCAGAAATAATTATGGAAATTATTGCAGGCCCTGTCTAAAATGCGCTGCGGCGGAATCAGATTCTTTATGTTATATTTATGGAACTCAAAGTTCTTCGTGTCCTTTATTTGCACAATGGGAGAGAACGAAAAAAGCAGCGTATCTTACTAAATTACCTACGCCGCTAGAGACAGTTGAGCATGAAACAGAAAAGATAGAACTACAAGAATTTAATTTTGATTCGGTGTTATTAAGACTGAACGCTCAGCTCAAAGCGAAATTAAAACCAAATGAATGGATAGTCTATGAAAATTTATATTTAGAAAATAAAACAGAACAGGAAGTGGCGAAAATCTTAGGGTACAAAACTTCGGAAAAGAATAGAAGCCCGGGCTATAAACAAATAAAAAATATTAAAAAATCAATAATAGAGAAAGCAAAAGAAATTATCTCTGAAAATATTAACATATGAAGAAGAAAGTAATAGTATTAACTAAAGAGCAGATGTCTCTAGTAGACAAGTTGTACGATGTAGACGGAGTTACTGCCATCAAAGAACTAGTAGAAAAAGTTTTTCCTGATATAGAAGAAAAATACAGAGACGGTCGAAGTGCATACGGTAAAGCCATAAAAGAATATTTGGCTTCCAGAGGAAAGAAAACCGTGGCTACTTCTGATTATGTAAAAAAAGAGTACGAGCTTTCTCAGGAAGAAAGAGACTTTCTTTATAACAACTGCTCCACTATGAAGATAACTGACATGTGCGAGACTTTGTACGAAGAAAGAGTGGCTCCATTAGACAGGAGATATAAGGCTTGCAGCGAATTTGTTAAAGGTATAGATGGTAAAGTTGTGCTTTCTGAAATAGTTAAAGAAGTTTCCCCAAGCGATTATCTTCCTCCTAAAAATGAATCAAAAGCTATATCTAGAATTAATAAATACGTTCACGAAGGAATAGATAAAACAAATTTAAAAGCTTCAGATAAAAAAAATATTTCTAGGCTAATTGCTTACATGCATACCTATAGGTTTTTGCATCAAATATCTAATTATACATCTCAAAATAATAGAGAGCTTTTTGAAAGTAGCTTTGTTAGATACACTCACGACAAACCGGATTTAACTCAAGAAGAAGTTGATCAGTACATCGTGCTGTCAGCTGAAGTTGTTATAGCCTCTAATATTCAAGTTAGAGTAGAAAGGTTACAAGAGCTGCTTGACCAGTCCGCAGAAGAAACCGAAGGCAAGAAAATGGCGATGAGCTTGGTAGAATCTATCAACACCGCTCAAACAGAATATAATCAGTGCGTTAACAGGCAGACTAAACTCCTAAACGAGCTAAAAGAGAAAAGAAGTCAAAGGCTCAGTAAGCAGATAAAAGAAAACGCTTCTATTCTAAATTTAGTTGAGATGTGGAAAGATGAAGAGTCTCGTCATAAGATGATTAAACTTGCCGAAATCAGGAAGAAAGCTTTGGAAGAAGAAGTTGAGCGCTTGTCCTCTATGGATGAAATAAAATGTAGAATTATGGGCTTGACAGAGGAGGAAGTCTTGAATGGTTAAGTGCGAAGAGTGTGGTAAAGAATTTCCATCCGAAAGAAGCCTTCATGCTCATCTAAAAAGTCATAAGCTAAAAGTCAAAGATTATTACTATAAACATTTTCCCAGAAGAGACAAATACGACAATCAATTAATTAATTTTATAAATAAAGAAAGTTACTTCGCAACTGACTTTAACAATAAAAACAATTTAAAAAAATGGATGTCTCATGTTGAGCCGTCTGAAGCAAAAGAGTATTTTAAAAATTTTCTTTCAGGCAGAAAAAAGAAGAAAGATTTAGAGTTCGCGCCTTGTCAAGTTGAGCTCAGGTCTTTAATGAGTCCTTCCGTGTCCTACTACGAAAAAGTTTTTGGGGACTACAACGAAATATGCAATGAAGTTGGACTCGTGACTAAATATGAGACAATATCAGAGCCTCTTAGTTATTCGCCGGAAAACTATGAAGAGGAAAAAATTTACATAGATACTCGAGAACAAAATCCTTTAGAGATAGAAGATTATCCAACAGAAATAAAAGGTTTAAAATATGGAGACTATGCTCTTAGTAATAAAGACAAAACTTGCAATTGCTACATAGAAAGAAAGTCTATTCAAGATTTAGTAGGAACTCTAAGCGGAGGCTACGAAAGGTTTTGCAACGAAATAGAAAGAGCTGAAACAGAAGATGCGAATCTAATAGTTTTGGTTGAAAGCGATTATAATTCAAGTTTAAGATTTCATAAACTAAAAAGAACTTATAAAAAAATTAGAACGAACCCTCAGCATATTTTTCATAACATCAGGACTATAATACAAGAATATCCAAACGTTCAATTTCTATTCGTCAAAGATAGAAGTGAATCTGTAAGAGTTATGAAAAGGATATTTTTTAGCAACTGCAGATATAAAGAAATAGACTTGCAGTACGCTTACGATTTAAAATTATTATGAGAGGTAAAATCGAATTAACTTACGAGCAAGCTTTACTTGTTTTGTTTTTTATAATTTTAATTGCATATTTAGATTAATGTGGTACGCTCACGAAAAATACAAAAGAGATGTTAAAGACACGAATTTAGAACTCTTAGACCTAAAAGGAGAGCTCGATTCTAAACAGGCTAAAATATCTTTAGCGAAGTTTCTTAGATCAAATCTAGGATTTACAGTAGAGTTAATATCTGGAATAAAACTAGCGCCTTTTCAAGAGGTAACTTTAAAAGGATTCTTTAATAGGAACTTTAACATGTGTGTCTGGGGGCGCGGATGCGGTAAGACTTTTATCGCATCCGTGTACTGCTTTCTTCAATGCATCTTCGAGCCAAATACAAAAATTCTTATAGCCGGTCCAACATTTCGTACTGCTAGATTTATATTTCAAAACTTAGAAAAAATAGTGGAGAGTAAAGGGGCTGAGTTATTAGCTCAGGCTTTTGGCGCTAAGTCTAAACGCAACGATCAGTTCGAGTGGAGAATAAACGGCGGAAGCATTACAGCTATTCCTTTAAGCGGTGAAAAGATTCGTGGTTTTCGTGCAAACATTCTAGTCCTTGACGAGTACTTACTTCTGCCTGAAGAAACTATTAAGACTGTCCTTATGCCGTTTTTGGTTGCGCCGCAAGATATGGCTGAAAGAATTAGAGTTAGAGAGATAGAAGATGGGTTAATCAAAAACGGAAAGATGGAAGAAAAAGATAGGATGGTGTTCGAGAATAAATCAAAAATGATAGCATTGTCCTCTGCTAGTTATAGCTTTGAAAATTTATACAAAACATACAAAGAATGGATGGGAAATATTTATTCTGATGATGTGTTAGACTCTAAGTATTTCATATCTCAAATGGGATTTGATTCTGTGCCTGCAGACATGATTGACAAAACTGTCATTGAAGAGGCTCAGTCAGGAGGCTCGTCTAATTCTTCTTTCCAGCGAGAGTATTGCGCTCAGTTCACAGACGGGAGTGATAGCTATTTTAGTGCAAAGAAGATGCACGAGTGTACGGTTCCAGATGGGGAGTCTCCTCATACTTTACTTGTTGGTAATCCGGAGAAGGAGTATATACTTGGTATAGACCCTAGTTTTAGTAACAGTCCTAGTTCTGATTATTTCGCGATGTCGCTTTTAGAGCTAGATGAAGGATCGTATACTCTAGTTCATTCTTACGCTGTGGCTGGTGGAGATTTAAAAAATCATATCAAGTATTTATTTTATCTTTACAAGCACTTCAATATAAAAATGATAATTATAGATAATGCTGGTTATCAGTTTATTGATAGTGCAAATGAATCAGAGTTATTTAGAGAAGCTGGTCTTGCAATAAAGTTTTTTGATTTCAATACGGAAAAGCAGGGAGTAGCATACGACAATGAACTTAAAAGAGTTAAGAGAGTTTATAGCCCTAAAGATGATATAGTTTGTTTTAAGCAAGTATTTAGTTCTGAATTTTTAAGAAACGCTAATGAGTATTTACAGTCTTGCATAGATCATAAAAAAATATTTTTCGCGTCCAGAACCGCAGCATACGGCAGTTTCTTTTCAAAAGTTTCTTCTAGTAAAATTCCATTAAAGCTTACTCATTTTGAAGATATCGGCGAAATGATAGAGACTCAAGACGACTTAATCTATCAAACAAAGAAGCAGTGTGCGCTAGTAGAAGTAAAATCAACTGCGAAAGGGACTCAGAGTTTCGATTTACCACAGCATTTAAGAAGAAGCAACTCTGCTAACAGAGCAAGAAAAGATAACTATACAACATTAATGTTGGGAAACTGGGCCGTTAAAGCCTATAATGATATGAAAAAGCAAAAAGTCGAAGAAGTTAATACGACTTTTGTTCCAAGGATGATTGATTAAGTGTAATTTAAAGTTAAAATGGCAGTTAAAAGAAAAGCTAAGAACGAA